GTTACTGAAGTATCTGAATCCACAAACTGTGATAAATCAACAGTGACATCAGTTAAACCGTTCCTACCCAACTCAAGAGTATTACCATCCATGGTAGCCCCTGTTACATAGTAATCAGTTAAACCAGTAATATCGACAGTTGTACCATCATTTTTAGTAAGTTTTATTGTATCGGTATTGGTATCGTAAGTACCACCTGTTAAGTACGTGTCTTGGAAATTTAAACTATATGGTGTACCTTCATCATTAACATATGTTAAATTAATTAATCCTGTGTTACTATTCGAGTTAATTCCCGAAATAGTACCACCTGACACATATGTATCATTATCATCTAACGTTGATAGGTCAACCGATAATGTTGATAAGCCTTGATTCCTACCTAATTCTAATGTGGACCCATCAAGAGTTGCACCAGTCAAGTAAGCGTCATTACTTAATGTTCCCGCAAAAGTTCCGTAGAATGTACCACCTGAAAATGTTGTACCATTAATTTGACCAACCGTTGTTGTTCCTGTCACAATTAAATCACCACTAACATTAAGGTCGTCAAAGGTGTTAATTGTTGTTAGTATATCATTACCGTTATTTAAACTTGTTTTTAATGTGTTAAGATTATTCCATGTTACACCAGTAACAAAATTATTCGTATCATCTACAAATTGGGACATGTCTACAGTAACCGCTGATAAAACATCTGTTCTATTCAGGACCAATGTGTTACCAACCATGGTACCACCTGTAACATAATTATCTGACGATGTTAACCCCGTAATACTAGATAAACTTCTAGTTTTAATTGACCCGTCCACATCCCTAACAATAATATCTGTTATTGTGTTATTAACTATTGGTGTGTTGGTTATGGTAAACGTCTTAGCTGTTAAACTTTCATTAATAATAAGGTCATCGTGTACAGTTATTGGTGAACACCCATATAAATTTGATATGTGTAAGTCAGTAATACAATTACCAGAAGTGTTTCCAGTGAATAGTAATGGACTTAAATCAGTTATTACGTTTGATAATCCACCATTCCTACCCAAAATAAGGTTATTACCACTTAAAGTGCCACCAGTAACAAATGAGTTAGTATCGTCTATTAATGCTGATACATCAATACTAAAAGATTGATTGGTACTTGTACCACTAAAGAATAGGTTACCACTTGAATATGTACCACCACTAACGTAGTTATCTGTATTTATTGAACTTAAGTCGGTTGTTAGTGTACTAAGACCACCATTCCTACCAAGTTCTAATGTGTCCCCATTAAGGGTTGAACCTGTTACGTATGAATTTGTGTCATCTAATAAAGCCGACACATCGACAGTAACATCGGAAAATATACCACTACCACTAAATGTGATAAACCCATTACTATAGGTACCACCTGTCATGTAACTATCTATTGTTGATATCCCCGTTAAATTTGAACCGTCACCATATAAAGTACCACCACTAAAAGTTGTGGCATTTATTGTTGGGATGGTTAGTACACCACCATTGAATATACCACCACTAACATTAACACCATCACTAGTACAACCAGTGATAAAGTCAACGGTAAGTCCGCCCCCACCACAAATAGTAAGTCCACTATATGTACCATGTGTTGATGGTTCTACTATGATGTATTTAGTTACACTGCTTGAACAATCACTCATATTATTTTATTATTGTACCCCTTAATCTCATTTCACTAGCCAAAGTAGAGTCTGTTCTAATGATAGTTAATGTTATTGAATCACCCGATTCTACTGAAATAGGTGTGGAAACAATTGAACCATTTACCCTTACGGTATATGCACTAATATTAGTAGTCTCTATAGTATTAAATATCGACTTACTATCGGATAAGAATGTTATTTCTGTTGTTGACCTTTCTTGAAACTGAACAATACATGTTGTGTTAATGTCATTTTGTGTTTCATCTTTAATAAATTTAGCAATTGCCTTAGGTTTTTTATCACACAATTCAATAGAAACAAAAGTTCTCTCTAAAGCCGGAACAACCTCAAATTCATCCTCATCAACTAAATAACCCATTAATTTCATTTCATAAGTTTGTACGTAATATCTCTTACCATCTAAATTATCTACAGTACTCTCATCACCAATCGACTCTAACATGACAGGAAAAAAATGACCTTTTATATTTACATAAGCCTGAGCTGATGCGAAATTTTGTAATACTTTTTGATTCAACTTGTTCAATTGTCTCATTTTATATGTGAATAACCTAACAGTGTAGGTTAAATCAACCCCAACTGGGTTTGGTATTTTATGGATATCCATCCCTTTTTTATTACCATCCCAAACAGGTACCCTAGCATATTCAAAAGTTTTCCTTACGGGAATCTTAAAATCAGCGGGATTTGTACCAGGTTGTGCGTCAGGTTTTCTAACGATTGATATGAAAGGTATTTTTACATTTTTATATTTGTCTGAATTTTGCCATGTTTTAGCGAACTCCCTCCATCTAGATAGGGTTAAGAAAAGTACGGGTACTTTATCACCATTAACAATCATTTGTAAATCGTCCTCAACGAATTCCACAAAACCAGCATCTAAATCGGCGTGGTCTACACCTCTAGGTAAAAATGATTTGTTTTGGTCAAGGAACTGGTCTTGGTATTCTTGTGGTCCATCATCCAAATCCCTCCTTTTAACATTTAAGGTTTTCTTATTTTTTTTTGGTAAAGCCATATCTTATAAGTATTATTAATATGAAGGTTTGAACTCATCAGGGTCTGCCGTCACACAGGTTACAGTTCTGTAATATGCTTTGTAACCAATCCTAGTGTGTGCATTATCAGAGTTAACTCTACCATCATTAGTAACAGTAAAATATTTTATATTATCTTCATTATCGGAATAACCTATATAGTCACCATATGAAATTTCAGAACCCAACTCTTTTAGGTGGTCTGTAAATATGGTAAATGTTAAATTCCCATAATCTTGGTATTGGAGGGAACCATCTGAATATGTTTCATTTCCAGCTTGTTCTAACACAATTCTTACATTAAGTTCTTTAGGTGGGTAAAATTTAATCTTATCACCATCAACTTCGCCATATACATCGTCCCCTCTTTTTTCACTTTCAATTTTATCAACTTGAAATAGGACAACAACTATATTAAGGTCCCCCTCAATGAATTCTCTAGCCATATCATTTTCCAGTGAAAAATCCTTTTCGGAATAAAAAGCACCCATTCGATTTATCGGAAATTTTTTCTTACTCATAATACTTGAATTTATAATTACCAGTAGTTTTAAGTTTACCTTTAAGTACCTTACTAACACTACTATTATCCAACCCTAAAACCAAAGAACATTCAGTAACACTATCCCATATTTTAACGAATGTGCCATCTTTTGTGTATTGTACGATTGACTTAAACCCAACACCCTTACGGTTTTCACTTATTTTTTTTCTATGTTCATCACTTAATTTACGACCCATTAAGGCGTCACTAATTTTTTTATTCCTTTCGTCACTATAAATCATAATAGGACCTTTTTCAGTTCGTTTTTTACTAGCTATTGACATATTTTTTCTAGCTTCTTTTGTTTTTTTAACACCTAAGGAGGCTTCACTCATTTTCTTTTTTGTTTCATCTGTGTGGGTTCTACCTAACATAGTTGACCCAGCTATAGGCGTACAATTGTACCCATTTGTGTATGACCCATGTTTATCCATATAAAATTGTTCTCGTAGTATAAGTTCACCCACATCACACACCTCAATGATTTCGTGTTCAAAACAATTAACCCCATACTTATTGTAGGCTCTCTGTAATTTAACTGAATGGTGAGTCCCATTACGTAGATTACGTAAATGTGTTAACCACCTAACACGTATGTCCACACTACCACCAATATAGGTCACCCCATTATCGGTATTAAAAATTCTATAGATTCCACTAATGCCCATCTGTTGTAGTATGTTTTTTTATAAATATTTAGTTTTTACCTATTTCGATTATATTTCTTAAACAAATATGTTAGATTTATCTAAATTGAAAAATAGGACGGTACTTTTGAAGTTAAAAGAGTATGATGGTCCGAATGAGTATATACATAGATTACGTATAAATGCCCTCAATGGGAAAGTGTTACTCACCCCAAGTCAAGTTGCCTATATAAACGATAACTACACCACAGACCCAATGGAAATTAATAAAGTTATTGAAATAACTTCTTTTTTTGGGGAACAATTAGAAGAGAAATGGGAATTAAAACACACACCTGAAAAAATTCTTGTAGAAACATTATTAGCTGAAAGTGATAAATCATATCACATAAAAGGTAAGTTATATAAAAACCAAAAAAAATCAGAACTTTATTTTATACCAAAGACACAAGTTAATACCGACTTATTTGAAGATGAAAAGGTTGATATTATTGTGGATTTCAAAAAGTATAATGAAATGGATACATACCTTCTATCTGATGGTACAGTAGGGCGTACCGCGTTCAAGTATCAGGAAGACGGAATAAAGTTCCTCTTATCGAAGAAAAAGGGTGTCCTTGCTGATGATATGGGTCTAGGTAAGACATACCAATCCATTGTGGCAGCTTTAGAGTGTGGAGCAAAGAAAGTATTGGTTGTTTGCCCCGCGAACGCTAAAATCAATTGGAAACGTGAGATATGTAACTTCTTACCTGAAGATGATGTGTCTATATTAAAAACAGGTTATTGGGACCCAAAGAGATTCACAATCATTAATTACGATATCCTTAAAAACTTCCATACGGTTGTTGATGGAAGAAAGAAATATGAAGAAGGTTCTATTCGTCGTGAGTTAGTTGATAATGAATTTGATTTAATTATTATGGATGAGGCTCATATGGTTAAAAACCCCAAGTCCCAAAGAACCAAAATAATAAACGAAGTTTCTAAGAACATAGAACGTAGGTGGTTATTAACAGGGACACCGATTGCTAACAGACCAATGGATTACTTTAATCTACTATTCTTATGTGATTCACCACTTACAGCGAATTGGCAATACTTCGCTTTTAGATATTGTGCGGCTAAGAAATTCTTTAAGAAAATGAAAAATGGTGGGTCTAGACAGATATGGTTAACTGATGGGGCCTCTAACTTAGAGGAGTTACACAATAGGACTAAAAAATATATTTTAAGAAGAATGAAAACTGACCACTTAGACTTACCACCTAAGATTGTGGCACCATATTATTTAGAAATGGACGATATGAAGTCATATAACTCAGTATTCGATGAGTACCTTGCATGGTCTAAAGCTGAGGGTAGAGACCTTGGTGCTGGTAGACATATGGTTGAGTTAGGTGTACTTAGAAAGTTTATCTCACTCAAGAAGGTTGAACATAGTATTGAGTTAGCTCAACAAGCTATGGAACAAGGTAAGAAGGTCATCATCTTTACTAGTTTTACCGATTCATTTAACGCTTTGATGTCACACTTCGGTAGGGTAGCTGTGGGTCATAATGGTAAGATGAATGGGACACAGAAACAGTCATCAATCGATAACTTCCAAAACAATGGGAAGGTTAAGGTGTTTGTTGGGAATTTAATCTCAGCGGGAACAGCTATTACATTAACAGCGGCGGAAGTGGTTATTATGAATGATTTAGATTTCGTTCCAGCCAATCACACCCAAGCTGAGGACAGATGTTTTAGAATTGGTACCACAAAAACGATTAATGTCTATTACCCAATATTCGATGGTACTGTTGATATCATGATGTATGATATGTTACAAAAAAAGAAAGAAATCATTAATACAATTATGGGTGAGGAACATGAAGAAGTGGATATATCAACCGACATGATTAAACAAATTAATATAAGTCATAAGTTCACCTAACAAACAATTTGTGTTTGAGTAATACTGTCTATCACATTTACATATAGGTCCTCCCTAATAGGTACTATGAGTGCCGCCCCATCATCTAAGAAATCTAGTTTGAATTCTGCTTTATAACAACCAACTTTTTTGGTGTCTTTAAGTTTAAATTGATATCCTATGTAGAATTCTTCATCCTCAGGACAATTCTCTTTTTCAACAGCGATTAATAACCCTTGTTGATTGTATATTCTAGGTATCCCCTTTTCATCGGTCATGGAAAAGGTAACCGCGGCATTCTCTAGTCTATCGAATATCTTTTTATAATCAAATCTACCATCGTTTATTACCTTCATCTTAATGATTGGTAACGTTGAATCTTTCTT